CATTAACAAATAAGCAATTAATCCCCATAATTTCTTTCCTCTGTTACGTGATTCGCGTGATTCAAGAAGTTGTCCATTTTCATCATAATCTTTCTTTCTGCCAAATGTGAATATTTCTGCATATGTTCTCGCGACGTTTATGAGAATTTCGTTTGGCAACCTCGCGGTTCTCATTGTTGCATCGATTAAATCTATATAACTCTCATCTATATCATACTGCTTAATCACTTCTTCATAGAATTGGGCATCCATCATACGTTGCAATGTGGGGGATGACGATGAATGCGTGGATGCGGAATGCATGGATGCATTTTGCATGGATGCATTCGGTACATATGTGTGCGGTTCTGAATCCATATGATCTGCGTCATCTTCGCCGCTTGCATTACTCGCGCTACCTGCATTGCTTGCATGAGATTCTTTTTCTCTTATTAATTTTTCGGCCTCTATTACTTTTCTCACATGATGCATGACATATTCATCATTAAGTTTGGTGAATTTTTTGTAATAATTTCCGCCAATTGTATCCGCAGTATCTTTTCCACTACGGTGCTTTATTGTACTTTTGCTTCCATTCATACGAATAACACTCGTAGATCCATGAGAACAATCATCGATTCCGCCCACTATATTTTTTTGCGATCCACATTCATCACATGTATATGTTCCCTTTTGAGGATCGGCCATCATTGCAGAACCGCATGAATCGCACAAATTGTATTTGTAGCCATTTTCAGTTGTACCTGATGCGGCGCCTTGGCTAATCAAACTGAACACCTTATCATCTACTGGCATATAATTTTCCATTTTAAGATATCAAAGCTGCTGATGTGTTTAGTATATAATATTTAAGTGAAGCTATTCAAATTTTTCTACGTGTGTATAGTGCACAGCAATATATGTGCATATAATATATAGAATGAACGAATCCATCGCCGCCGTGTTCGCTGAAAATAAAAGCAAATATGAAGCAGTGGCCCTTAAACATGATCCAAATTATGAATTGTGCTTAAAAGCCGTTGGAATCATAAAAGAGTTCATAAAGGAACGAGGGTTGATTATATATGGAGGAACAGCTATCGATTATGCATTACGTTTGCATGGGGATAAAATATATCCCGATGAAGAATTAGCATTACCGGATTTAGATTTTTACAGTCCAGATAACGTAAAAGATGCTTATGATCTCGCCGATATTTTGTACAAACAAGGATTAAGTGCAGCTGGCGCGGAAATCAGAGCCATTCGTGCAACGTTTGTTAAAACAATGCGGGTGGAAGTCGGCAACCAGTTTTTGGCAGATATAACATACGCTCCACCCGTTGTATTTAAAGGCCTTCCATTCTTAATGTATGAGGGGATGAAGATAATTCATCCCAACTACCAAAGAGCAGATATGCATATAGGACTTACGTACATATATGATGGTCCGCCTAAAGAGGCATTATTTGCTCGATGGAAGTTTATAAAACGTCTTAATTTAATGGACAAATATTATCCCTTGCCGACTCCTGCAATAGACAGCGCATGGAATGCAAAGAAACAACTGCACCGCCTTCCGTACAGTTTTACAAAATATGTTTTTAGTGGCAGTGCCGCATATTCTTTAATGGTAGCTTATGCAAAGCAAATGTCGGCGAATATTAAATTGTCTCCAGCGGCGGAAAAGCAAATTTCAGCATTATGGAAGGACGTGCCGATGTTGCAATTTGAAATTGATCCGATAGCAAAAACTCTCTTGCTCGAAACAGTCGGCGGAGTTGAATATGTTAATTTTGATATGGATTTGATGGCGGAAGAGATAGGATTGATCGGTGTGGAGAAATATGCTGATATGGGATCATTTTTGCCGAAACATATATTTGGTGTGTTTTCTGATGGCGGCAATGCAACTCCAATTAAAATATATAGCAGCAAGGGTCGGTATGTTTCTATTGGATCGTTGGATAAATTTAATTTAATGAAAAAAGGGAGCAAGGGAACGGAGAGCAGGCTGAGATTCGTCGGCGCCCAATACCTATTTTCCAATCTAATCGCCAATTGGATGGTAACCGGTGATGACTTATATTTGATTTTATATAATTCCCTTATGAAAGTGGTAGAAATTATGGAGAAAATTATAATAGATGCCGGATTAATGCATTCATCCCCGCACGATGCAGCAACGCACGAACAGTATATAACAAAAAATCCATTATTAATATCTACTGCAGTGTATGGAAATGAAAACGTATCTGAAACTGTTATTGTTTCGCTTAAACAACTTGCCGTAGATCTTAAAATACCAGGTGTAGAAGTTCCGAAAACACCGGCTGGATATTACCCGTCTCGTAAGACGCAGAGAAGGACACCAGATTTCGATTATGACTCGTCTGAATTATTTATTAAAGATGGGCGCAGGATTAAATAACACTGGATTAAATAACACTTGATTAAATAACAATCATACAAATGGATAAATTAAATAAAGACGGATCATATAAATTCGGTGGTGGGGTTCAATCCGCAACCATCACAGATGATTTCGCCGCAAAATTATCCAATATTCCAGCAAGCACATTTGACGGCGTGAAGAAAGTCTCTGCTGGCGCTGAATTGCCGAGTTTTACCCTTGAAGGACGTATATTTCCATGTAAATGTATAAGTGTATACGACGGCGATACAATACACGTGGCTGTGAAACTTTATGGCAAACTTGCCGATATAACTATAAGAATGTATGGATACAATTCTGCGGAAATTAGAACCAAAAATCTGGAAGAGAAAGAGAAAGGATATGCGGCCAAGAAATATATGGAAGGATTAGTATTGGGCAAAAATCTTATCGTACATATTGTCGGCGAAGATAAATATGGCGGTAGATGGTTGGGTAATGTATACACTGTTACGCATCTTGCAGCGAATAATCAATTGTCCGCAACAGCATGCGTAAATAAAATTATGGTCGCTGAAGGTTACGGAGTGGAATATTTCGGCAAAGGGGAGAAAAAATATTAAATTAAAGATCCTCACTGATGATTCTATATAATGTCAGGAAAGGGACGTGGTAAAGCAATACCCAAGGCTGGGGATGGTGCGACAGCTATTACACCCAATGAAGAAATGCAACCGATACAACATACAGACGAAGGATTAGATTCTCGTTTAACAATATCAAATACAGATCCGGCGAAACGATATTTTGTATATTTCATTCATGAATCAGGTCGGAGGGGAGAAAATATGCCAATAAAGGTTGGAGCGTGCAATGATGTCGGAGAATATCGTAAAACTCTCGAAGCAGGGCGGGAAAGCAATCTCAAAACATATTCTGCGCTTAAATGTCTTAAAGGTGATGCAGAAGTTGTGATAACGGCATTTGTAAGTAAATATTCAGAAAAACATATGCAGAATGGTTGGTTTACAGGTGGAAAGGCTATTGTTGATGATTTTATTGCAGATATGGAAAAAGCTGGATATGAAAAGATTACAGAAGGAAGAGCGAAATTACTCAAGGGTGGTGCACGAGCGGCGAAACCAACAGCTGCTGCTCCAATGCTGTCACAATCGACGCAACCTAATGATACTCTGCCCACGCAACCTAGACGGCCCGCGACACCAAAATCGAAAAAATAAACATTCATTTACCGCGGGCTCGCTCACAAATTCAATGATCCGAGATCCATTTTAATATCTTTTTTGGCTTGGATTTTCCATGATATTTATATGCCGTCTTTTTACCCGTGTCATAGATTATTATTGATGGTATTGTTGTAATAGTTTTATTTCTATTTTTTTCTTCATCTATCGCAATAATTGCATATTTCTTACCATTTTTATTTTGCATTTCTTTGATTCCGGATAATATCTCCCCCCATTTTGATTTCATATCTTTGCAATATATGCACCAGTTTGCATAATGAAAACCGATGATTATATTTGCATCTTTCGTCTTAACATCGCTTAATTTATTTTCGAATTTATGCAGTGCATCTGCCGATGATAACTCTTCGGCAAACCCGCCATATAATGTTGATAATTCAGGATCTGATTCCAAATCCAACCCCTGAATCTCACCGCCTCCTCCATGCACTACCGGTGAATCTAATGGAGCTGATTCCAATACGTCTTGCAGTGGAATTATTCCACTTCCCCATGCTTTCGCCAAAATATTTACTCTCTCACCCCCATATCTCGCCGATGACGCATCCGTAAATCCGATAAACGGGTCATTATATGTCATACCACTTATATTGGATATTTTTTCAAATCCACCATTTCCAGACCCAGTTGTATCTGCCAATTCATCTAAAAACGATATAGTAACAGCTCCTACTCCTCCTACTACAGTAGCTACAGTGGATGAGACATTGATGGCGAGTAGTATTATAAGTATTATTAATAGCACAATTATTATGCAATTTAGTGATGTGGGCATTGCCCGTCTTCGTATATAAACAGATATATAATTTTTATGCACGAGACTAAATTAACATGTATATGTGCGCAAAACCAGCCGCGAGGCTATGGGTCGCGAAACCAGCCGCGAGGCTATGGGCCGCAAAACCAGCCGCGAAGCGACGGCGTTTGCAGCGGCGAGCGTAGCGAGCGGTAGCTGCAAACCCTAGCGAGCACACCGCGAAAATTGAATTCGGGGATAGCTTAGACATACAAACACGAACGAATGCCCAAAGAACTTACACCTGAAGAAAAGGCCGCCAATGAGGCCAAAATTGCCGCTGAGAAGGCCGCCGCTGAGAAGGCAGCCGCTGAGGCTGCAGCTACTGCTTCCGAAAAAATCAAGGAATTGGCTGATCATATGGCCTCATCGAGCAAGGGTAGGTTTGATTCGGACTATTATGGGTTCGCTATAGAAAATTTCGCCGCAAAGAATCTGAAGAATCTGCCAATTATAATTTCTACCGGAAATATCAGTGTGGAAACGGCAGATGGTGAAGATACCCGTGTGGAAATACTTATGACCCCTACTTGCGGACCTTTTAGTGATTGCGATTATTATCGTACATCTCTCGAAGATAATGTTTGGAATACGCCTGGAGGTGTTTCTGTTACGTTTGATAACATGCCGAAAGGAATAAGAGAATTCATCAAACAAAAACGTGAAGAAAAAATAGATGTGCTTGCGGTAAAATTAGCTGAATTGGATAATTATGGGCGCAAAAAACGTTCTACCATTGCACTCGAAGAAGAGTATCGCAAACGCAAAGAAAATCCAGCATCGGGAAATATCAAAGTTGGATGCCAAATATATGACAAAAACAGAAAACTGTTCACATATTTGGGCAAACTTGAACTTATTGCGATTGAAAAATATTCGCTCACTATTCCTCGCACAAAGAATTCTATGGAGATTGATGCTTTCTATCTCGTAGCCTAATGCTCCCTGCGGTCGCATTATTGCTCGCTAGGATTTGAGCGCTCTTGCTCCCTTCGGTCGCCACGCTCAAATCCGTCGCTTCGCAATGATTACAAAATTAATATCCAAAAACATAAAAAATATATTTTTTGCATTATGTTTGTAAATTGTTCTGTTCGCCACGCGCAAATTCTAGCGAGCGAGCGTAGCAGCCGCAGGCTGCGTGACGTTAGCTAGGAAGCATCGTACCGAAGCTGGTTACTGTAAATGGTGTAAGAATAAAGCTTCTCAATTCATCAAAATCATATCTTCCTTTATATCTTCTCGCCTTTCCGTCCTGATATTTAATAATAGTAGGATACATAGAAACTCCTTGTGTGGGGTTTTTCTCTTCATCATTTTCAAGCATTACAACAGATGAGAAATTAGAATTATTTAAACTTGCCTTGACTTCTTGCCAAACCGGTTTCATTTGTTTGCAATATCCACACCAATTGGTGTAATGAAAACCTACTACTATTTTCGCTTCTCCGTATTTTTCTGTTTCCAGACTTTTATAATACGAAAGAACTGATTCAGGAACCATATTCACATCACCTTGAAACCCTTCCGCTGAAAATATATTTGTTATGAACGGCAATTTTCCGTAGAACGGCGAAGATTCATGTGTAACCGCTATGTAGATTATTATTAGTATAATCGCGGCGGCAATTAATTCGTTTTGCATTATGCCGTGTGTTACAACTCTAAATATAGTAATATATTATTGCGGAGACTCCAACGAATAATATAAAAAAATTGATTAGTGAAAGATTTTAGTATTAAATACAACGGCAGTGACATTTAAAATGAATATTGCTGATCATGAAGAGCGTATTTCTATTCTAAAATCTCTTATTAATGAATATAATACACTGTATTCAAATACTCCGGCAATATTGTCTCCCGAACGTCATAATTTTGTTCTTATATGCATTATTTGTCGTATTAATGATTTATTGTCTCCATACATAAAATCCCTTTCTTCGGAATCATGTATTGAATGGTACGCCGACAATTCTTTCATTTTCAAAACCATACAAATGGTAAGAATAATAAAAAAACAAATAGGGGTGGAAAGTGATGAGAAATTATTTGAATTAATGAAGGCAAAACAAGAATTGTTGGCGGGGCAAGAATTGTTGACGAATTCTCAGCGCGCCGTTGTTCTATCTCCTGTGCCGGTAAAAGAGAAAATAGTCGGGGTAAAATCTATCAATGTTCACGCGAATGTTACTGTGTTATCCAGATCCCAATCATTATCTAGCGTGATTACGCGCGCGGACAATAACTCGAATGCAAAAAAATCGCATGGAAGAAGACAAAACAGCAATTTGAATGTGAATGCAAGGGAATTTGTGCCAAGGCCAATATGCACTTCAGTGTAACGGCGAAGCCACGGAATCCATATTCAACGTCCTGTGTAAGTAAGGGCGAAGCCACGCGAAGCGACGGCGTTTGCGTAGCAAACCCTAGCGAGCGAGCAACGCGTACTAATAGTAAGGGCCGTTGAATAGAATTCTTGAATCTCTTACCCAATCCATTATGGCACCAAAGTTTGCATGGCCTTGATATTCCAAAACTTGTCCATTAGGTCTAATTTTAATTAGTTTAGGAAATGGGCCGTATGCAGAAACAGAGCCCCAATTGTATGGATCGCTTGGATCTGCTTGTTCTGCAATAAATTTAATTCTGCTTGATGGATTGGTTTCATCTGCTTCATATTGATCCTTTACATGCCAAAATATTGGAACAAGGGGATGTTGATCACAACCCATTTGGTAGATTAATTTGACAATTGCGGCTGGTGGTTCCTGAAAATCTCCATATGTGATTAATTTCGTAAAACTTCCAGGGCGTTGTTCCAGTGTATTATTTTTCAATGAAGAATAGAAACTCGGCCCACTAAATGGGGCGATAATCATCTCTCCTGCTTTACCCGGGAGTCGGTAAATTTGCGTTTCTGGGCGATTGTATTGCCAACACCCGCAGCCTTTAGGATGGTAAGGAACTCTGCATCCTACTTTATGATTTGCGGGAAGAGCAAGTTTCTTTTTGATAAACAATCCTTCTGCGGAAGATTTCAAAACATATTTCAGTATATAATAAATTGCTATTATGGCGAATACTACTGCGATGGCGGTAAGTATATTTTGGGTATGCATATGTGTGAATCTGTTCACTCACTAATATATCTATATGATATGCAACATATCCGCCACAGCATAAAATGTTCCGTTTTATTTTTTGAAATAAACAATATATACACCATTACATTACGCGGTGAATAAACAAACTGTATTGTATAATATGCCATTAATTACTCTGCTTAAACCCGGTGCATTAGTCTTCTCAGATCCAGAATTAATCGAAAAGCATGCAAACACTATACCAATTGATTATATTCTTATGTGGTTCAAAGACAGAATTTATAAAAACGGGTCTGAAAATAGAATTCTAATATTACTTAGCAGTACCGGAAGTGGAAAATCAACAGCACTGCCTCCTGCAATATTTAGGGAATTTATCTCAAAAAATCCATCCGGCGGAGGCATAATTATTACTCAACCACGTGTTATTAATGCCATAACAATACCCAAAGATCAAATTGCCAGAAGCGAATATTACTCGTACATGAAACTTGGAGATAATCTTGGCTGGCAAACTGGACCTTCAAAGAAACAACCGGTTTATGGACTTACGTATGTAACTGTTGGTATTTTGATTGCACAATTTAAAACATACACGGATGAGGAAATAATGGAAAAATATAAATTTATAATAATAGATGAAGCACATGAAGCAAGTTTAGAATTGGCCTCTTTGCTTTATATGCTGAAAAATTTTTATGCACGCAATGGCGCGAATCCAAAATTACCTTTTCTTGTTTTAATGAGCGCCACATTTGACGCGGGGAAATTCATAAAATATTTTCTGGGCGGCGATGATTATGGCAACGGCGGCCTTGCAGCCAAAAATAACTTTATTCAAGTTTCCGGATTTGCGTATCCATTAGCAGAACGCTGGGATACAATTAATGTATCGGTGGTAAATTACATATCGGCCGCTGTTGAAACTGTCAAAAGAATTCATCAGCAAGGAATGGAGGATCCAGTTGATAATAGAGATATTTTAGTTTTCATGCCGGGAACTGGAGAAATTAATGAATGTATTAGCAGAATAAAAACGCTAAACAAGACTATTTTGGCATCCCAAGCAAGCCGAGCGGAACTATTATTACCCCTCGTGATAAACAGAGAAGCCGTAAATACAAATTCGGAAGATTATAGATTATTATTTGCAGATCTTGCAAGCATAAATTCTGATGCGGGAGATGGTACTCTTAATCACAAACTGCTGCCGGGGGATGCAACCTCGCCATCCAATGCTAAATTAAAAGTGTTTAGACGAGTGTTGTTTGGCACGTCAGTATTAGAAACTGGTGTAACTATAGATACATTAAAATACGTATGTGATAGCGGATATCATCGCGGGCCTCAATTTATAGCAAATTTTAGTGTAGGAGGTGTTATAACAGTTCCCGCGACAAAATCACGAATTAGACAACGGGCAGGCCGTGCGAACAGAAAATCCGAGGGAGAATTTTGGCCATTATACCCGAAATATATCTATGATGCGCTTGAAGATAATCAATTATCTGACATAGAAACCTCAGATATTTCGTCTATAATACTTGGAATTCTTGCAGAACAAATAATATCAACATCTAATCAATTGCCGTCTAGCGGCGAAGAAAACGTGGCCGGTATTGCTAATAATATTATAGCAAGGGAAATTGATACTATAGATAAAATCCCCCTAGATACTATTCAATATCAAATAGAGAAACTATATGCTGTGGGGTTTATTTCCCCTGAATGCGAGGAAGGTTTTTACAAATTGGGGTATAATGAAGATCCTGATTACAAAGCGGCAAAAATTGCAGCGTTAAAACCGCGTGGAGTCGATTCTACGTTCGGCATCACAAAATTAGGTCAAATTGCCGCAATGTTCAACGGACTGACTCCTGAACAAATTAAATTAATAATGTCGTCGTACATGTGGGGATGTAGTACGGCGGATATAATATCTATAGCCGCATATATGGGAATAAAGTATGCTGATTTTAAGGCCAGTATGACTTCGGACATTAAATGGGTAGAAATATATAGAATGGGATTGCCGTTTTATATGACGAATGGAAGATTGGGAAGTAATCAAACAGGTATTGGGTCCAAAGACGAAACCGTCATTTATAGAACGAAACTTATAGTTGCAGACGATTTTATTTCTGGTTTGTTGTTATTCATTTCTATAGAAAAAATATTAAAAGGTGTTGATGGTTTAAATTTCTTGGAAAAATGGTGTAGGGATGTGGGAATAAAATATAGCACATGTTTAGAATTTATTGCGGCCAGAGATGATATTATTGAGCAAATGTTACAAATTGGCTTAAATCCATTCTACGGACATTCATTTGTAAAAGCGCATGAACACGAGTTTATGAATTATATAGTTAGCATTAAACATTGTATATTGGACGCTTGGAGGTTGAATTTAGCAAAATGGGACGATAATAAAAAATCGTATGTGTTGATGAATGGATTAGAAATAATAACCCCTCCAATGCTTGCCGTCGATGAAAAGAAATTGATGATGGAAAAAAGCACAGGAGTGACGCAAAAATATAATCCAACATTCATTATATGCGAAAGCCCAATGCTAAAGATTCAGAGAAATAAAGATTCGGCAGCGACAAGTGCGACGAATGTAACTAATGCAACAATGTATGAAATAAAATCAGGTAGAGTAAGTGCATTAGATGGGTATGTCGATCCGGATCTCACTACGTGACCTTCGGTCACTTCGTTCGCTCCGACGCTCGCTCGATTTTGCTGCGCAAAACCATCGCTTCGCGGTGCACTGTGATTTAAAAAAACATTTTTTTTATTTACAATTCGTATGAGATCATATGTGCAGAATCAGCCGCGAAGCGACGGATTTGAACGCGGCGACCGAAGGGAGCAAGAGCGTTCAAATCCTAGCGAGCGTGTGCGAAGCACATTAGACATAGTTTTGCTCGCACTCTTCATCGCTATCAGATGCTGCAGCGTCAATATCTTCCGGCTCTTCCTCTTCCTCATCCATATTGATACAACTCACGTCGAGTGGTAGGTTTTTCCGTGCCGTGGCGATACGATCTTTCAACTGATTAACCACTTCCTTGAAGTCTTTTTCCACACCTTTGCTGGTTGATTCCGCGGGAATCACTGCAAACGTGCCAATGAGCTTGCTGACTGTGTATGAACCAGTGAAGCCCATCTTACTTGAATTGAACCAAATGTCAATTTGTCCACGTTTGTACTGATCGCCGTGTTTGATTACATAGCCCAGTGGGCATGCATTTACGGGAAGATCAGCATATTCTCCGCTTGTTGTATCAATAAAGTTGTTCTTTCCAACCGCGTTGCAAACGTAATCTGCCGCTAGTTGTTTCATCTTTCTGGTCATGTTGTATAGGCTAACATCGATGAGTTTAACTTCGACTTTAGGAGCAGAGGTGTCTGGAGCAAAGAATATGCTTGTGAGAGAGTAGTAATTAACCATTTTTATGTACACGTATAAGGTTGATATATTTTCCGTTAGAAAATAATATTTCGTAATTATTTATATACCGGCATTCGTTCCTGTGTACGTGTGTGCGCAATATATACAATTTTTAAACTATGCAAACAAATATACCAGTTGCGATAAAAAATTACTATAAAGCATGTGCTATTGATAGAGATAAAGAAGGTGTAATACCTATGGTTAATCAAATTGATAGAAAAATACTCTCCGCTATTATTATTCCACTTGAACAAAAAATATATTTTAGGGAACGAAATGGAATTTACACGATTAAGGAAAGTGTTATTGGCGCGGGGTGTAAGCAATCGTATCCGGCTATTACAATAATACTGTAATCCTAGCACATGTAAGGGCGAAGCCGCGCGAAGCGATGGATTTGCGCAGCAAATTCGAGCAAGCGAGCGAAACGACCGAAGGGAGAGAAGCGTGTTATGTAACGTTGTTCACTAAATTGTGCATACGTAGCATTTTAGACTTCTTTTCTGCTACTTCTTCTGCCGCCGCTTGCCTCATTAGTATATTGTCCATTTGTTTAATTTCACTTGTCCCACTTAATGGTATTGTCCCTTCGCCTTGTAGTTTATATTGAGCATATTTTTCAATATTATCGAATTCGCTTGTGTCGATATTATTTTCTGCCGCGGCTAACTCTGCATCAGATATAGATACGGATGCATCTACCACCACCGCATCTACGACAGTTGAAGTAACAATGTTTACAGATGTTCCAGAATCTGTTTTCGGCGCGAGCCCCTCAGGTAATTGTTCTGGTGGATTATATATTGCAGGTATTGACTTAATAGGCTGTTCCAAGAAGCTTCCAATAATTGACTCATTCTCGCGTATTTGATCGCTGGAACTTTCACGTATTCTGTGCCCCCGTAAAATCAAACTTCCATCTGTATGTCTTACCAAATAGCTTTGTAGGCATGAATTTTCAAACCGCATCATTAATCCAGAAATATCTTCGTTGTAATTTTTTCCGATATTTTCGTTGTACCATTCTGAATATTTACTTGCGACAATATTCAACGGATATTCTGGTATGTATGCGTTCGTATACGCGGTATTCGCGTTCGCATTATCATTCTCCACTGCATTAACTCTTACAATACGTTGGGTGATGAATCTATTAATCGTATCTTGTCGGTTACGCCATTCTTGCGTTTCTTTACGTATAGTCGGACAGTTCACTTTCTCAATATTTCCACCATACTTCCTATGAAATATCTTATTATTTTCAACTAAGAAGGAAAGCATCGCTTCGTGAAATCGCGGATCCTTTTTATATTCACGTATAAAGCGCTCATCTTTCTTCACCTCATATTTATTTGCGGGGTTAGGATTTTGAACGAATTTAATCTTAGACTTATAATAGTTGGTTCTCCGCCAGAATCCTTCATCCGTACAATCCGTATTAAAATCCCAATTGGATATAATTGTCGGCGTTGCTTTCATCTCCCAATTCTTTTGACTTCCATATACTTCGCGCGATGTTTGATCCTCTCCGCCAAACATTTCCTTTAGTCTCCCCGTGTTTAAATTCATCAATTTATTAGGTTCGGTGAAACGAGCGAACGTTTTGCCCTCCATCATTGCATAAGCACTGTTAGCAGATCCGGCATCTTCGTAGCTACTTGTTAATAGAGTGATGGGAATCTTACATGTATATTGTTTACCAATCGCTTTGGATATCGAACTTACTTTTGATGATTTGCCATTACTTCCACCCCCTACCCAGAACAATACAGCCGCGTCTGATTCTCTTGGTTCTACTGCTTGCGAATCCCACATTTTCATCCAATAAACAACATCTCGTTCGGGATATAAATCTGAATATAATTTTTCTATTATCTCTATCCATGGGTTAGTTAGTGAATATGGGATGTAGTTTGTTTCCGTGAATTTCGAGATTTTGTACTCGTGGAAGCCAGTGAATAGTCTTGGATCGGGACCCACACGAAGAACTCCGTTTCCTACACCAATTATATCATCATATGAATCGAGCGTATCAATAAATCCTGGTTCGTAAAATCTGTATTTTGATTGACTTATAATGCCATTCTGAAATGAGTTTTCTGATAATTTAGCTGTGTATCCCTTGAACACTTTCGACACATTCGACCAATATTTTGTCAGCCCATCACTTTCTGCGGTATCTTTTTTGTCATCTATATATTGTTGCACATTCGCATAGATTTTTGGTAAATGATCAGCAATATATATGTGCATTACAGATGGTTCATATTCTTTCCTCCATTTATAAACTTCTCCTTTCCTTTGTTTCTGTTCGGGTAGGACGAATTCGTACCAACAATATCTAGCGCGGCTATTTTCTCTATTTTCAATATCGGTAACGAATTTTTCATTTAGCATAGAATGTAATATTTTCGCTACCATTGCATGTTGTACAACCCCATCATATGTTAGGGCAAATACATGTAATATTTGATGATACGTATTATTAAGTAATTCTTTATATTTTTCCGGGTTGCAAATGCGCGCCCAATGTCTTATATATCGTTTAGTAACCGGATTTTGTACAGTTTTCGATCTGGCGAGACCTTCTTCCCATATTTTATCAACACCGTCTTTACTCCATGAATTTGGCACTCTTTGGCTAAACCATTCTGCAAGGGGTTTATAGCTCGAAGAAGTATATGCAAGGGCAAATATAATATTTCTCCACATGTCGTAATCACGCGCAAATCTAGAATCAAGTAGCGCCAAGAATGATTTGATAAGCGCGGCTTCGGGATCATGTAAGGTTAATACAGAGACACTATTTTCTGTTTCACTTGCATCTTCTTCTAAAATACCTCTTCCTCTATTAATTTCGATGAAATGATTAATTTGCAACTCTAATTCTTTTCTATAGTTATAATGACGTTTCTTTAACAAAGTAGGTGTAAGATCAGACATTATTTCCGACGTTCCAAATCCCATCGTGGATGTAGAGCCTGCATCAGCCGCACTCGCAGGCGCCTTTTTACGTCCGCGTGATATTTGCGGAATTGTACTAGTTGTATGTTGTGCTTTTATGTGACTAAAGTAGAAACTTAGACTCAATTCATATATTAGATTACATTTTGTAAAATCTTCGTGGGGAAGCTTTCTAATATTGCATACGATATTGTTTCCATTACCTCCCCCACCCCCATCCCCTAACATATCAGAAGAAAGAGTTATTTCAGCAATAGTAGTAAGCTTATATGCGACGGATGGACCCTTAGTATTTCCGAAAAAGCATATATTCACATAACTAGACGCTCTATCTAACATTTCATGTGCGGGTTGTACTGTAAAATCTATTCCTCTAAACACATTGTCCATTACCTTCCTTTTAATGATTTCATCGATAATATAACGTTTCGCCCCGCGGTTAATCATAATTTCGGGTATGAGCATATGAAATCCATCTTTATATATCGGGCCTTTATATCCATCCGGCGCGTTTGCGTTCATTCCCGTGGCGTTCACACTCGCAGATGTTGCTGCCATTGCATTCACTTCATTCACCGCGCATTGTTTTGCATATTTGCTCTCTTTATCAATCACCGGTTGGGGCTTTTGTATAAAGAACACATTAAATTTAAAATCTTCGCCCTCCGCTTCCGCAGACGTAAAATCAATTACACTATGCATTATTCTGGCAACAACCTGCGCAAATGATAACAAATGCCGTTCGGTTATTTCCCTCACTTGAGATTTTTGGTATCTATCTATATCTATCATTAATCCTGAACTTTCCGCGTTTTGTTTCTCTTGATAATTTAATATGCAACCATCCCGGCGACAGTCCTCTAAAAGCGATAGAAATTGCGGAATATCCTCTTTGGGCACTCCAAAAGTTTTCTTATCCCTTATATCAATTATATTCGTCTTTGGATCCGCTTTTCCTGTTCTGTAACTTACATTATCAGACAAGAAAGAAGTAAGTGCACGTATGGGTTTATTAACTTTCTTTTGAACTATCTCCTCGAATACTGTACTATCTGATCCTTCAGTTAATGCCTTGGCTAACTGAGAATTTTTCTCATTTAATTGCGAGATATGCTCATCATCAGTAGTCGCGTAATCTGTTGTTGATTCAGTATCACTTGCGTCATCCCCTTCATAACCGTTTATTTGTTCGCCGAACAGATTTCCGATCTCCATATACAGCGTTCAGACACGGCTGTGGTAGTATAAATTGGTCGTCATATTTTCCCTAATTGCAATTTTAAATTAATAACTATTTAGGGACAAATTGCAATTTTGTTCTTGGATATGGGGGTGATATTATTTAGGCAAAAAATAATATATCGTATGCGCGCATACGCGTTCGCGTGCATATTACATATCTTCATTCGTGCAATATTTTGGATTGAATTCAAATTTATTGAATAACACTTTTTTGTGCACTCCTTCATGTGCTTCATCCAAAAGATAATACAGTGATCCATTTTTATTAATGATGATAGTCTTAAGCGTTGAATATTCTCCATTCATATGCATGCACCACCAAACACTAAATTTGCATCCATCTTTAAGTTTTGCGAATGAATAGAAATCGTATAGATTAAATGTTACAACGTCATCTCCAGAATCAATATCTGATATATATTTCAAATAATACCACAGATCATATTCTACCTTTATGTTTCCGGAAGGCATTTCTGCTAACGCCATTGTTATTTTTATATAATTGCGCGGTATGTAATCTTCGTCACGCAGCTTGCTTGTTTTATCATCCGCGAATGTGATGTATTCAGAACCTCCAATTTGATGTCGGAATCTCTTGCGCAATTTAAAATCAATCATTAATACATTAAATTTGGCCGATTTGTACCATAATTTGCATTCTGCAAGAAGAAATATAAATCCAGTTGCAAGAGCCATGAATAATGCTCTTATGAACGTAATTACCGCCTCCATATTCATGATATTCGTAATTTCGTATTAAACGTTGCTATATGGGAATATAGCAGTATTTAATATAGAATACAGGATATCTGATATCAGATACAGAATATCTGATAAATATTGAATTCAGTTTTGTCTATACACAATGAGTGATACAGAGTCCGGAGAAGAAATTATTGATGAGGTTGAGGAGGCCGAAGACGATGCTGAGGCGGGAGATGTGCTCGACAATGCATCGGATGTTGAATCTGGAGATGATGAATCCGACACTGGATCCGGTGCATCAGACGACGAATCGCGTGAATCGGACGATGATTTGATTTCCGATATCGCCGAAACATTAGATCCACGGGAAGTTAAACAAAGAGGGGATTATCCAATAGTAGAAATTGTATTGCAGCCCGGACAGCGGAGAACAAATAAAGATTTTCTTGATCAAATGGAAACTGCTCAATTAGTGGCTACATTTACTCAACTTATAAGCAATCACGATTATATTCCCCCGATAAATACCGAGGGGTATGATGAACCGCGCGACATAGCAATTAAGGCAATTTTGGAGCGAGGGCTTGATAGAAAGAAACAAACTATACCGATTACTATAAAGAGAAAATTACCACGTGTTGTTGATAGATCAAAGGAGAGAATTATTCAATATGTAGAATATATAGATCCTAATGATCCAGCGATAGCAATGCCATTTTTGCCGGCGTTGAGAGAATTGTCGAAAGCAGTATGATGCTACGCATCATACCACGTTCGCTAGGGTTTGGCTACGCCAAACCCGTCGCTCACTCGGCTGGGTTTTACATGCAAAAAATATATATTACGGGTCAGCGGACGCCGTCGCTTCTCATCTGATTTAGTGACCCAAATTTATACGCACGAAGCGATAGCAGCCGAATGCAGATTCGTCGCTTACTCGGCTGGGTTTTACATGCAAAAAATATATATTATTAGCCTGTCGACACCAAAATTTAGCTCGGTTAGGTTTTTTTAACATGCTTATTTGGATCCTCAACGTATCCACATTTACATGTATAGTACAATTTAAGGGTGCCTTTTATATAAACCGGATACATTATAGGAGATCCACAATTTGTGCATTTTCTTAATTCCTTGCGTCCAGAGGGGTCATGAGGCGCATTCTCCAACAGAACTTTATATTTTTCTCCGGTTTCATTGCTCGAATAATCAATATTTATTAGAATAGTGTCTTCCGGTTCGGATTCATATATAGATTGGCATTGTTCGCACTTAAATTGCAATTTGCCTTGCGCAGTATATTCTTCTAGATGGTATTTGTCTTTCGGGCAGAACTTCATTTGTATGTCGAATAGATAGCGTGATGTTATACGCTAGCGATATGGTATATTAAATACTGAATTCAATTTTTAATCAGAATAAATGTAAGATTCGCTTTTATATTCTTCTGTTATTGGTATTATTCTTTCTTTAGCTTCCATTTCCATTCGCATATTTTTACGGGATTCTTCTATCCAGGGTTTAGGCTGTTCTCCTATTTCGATTGCGGCTTCTTCTTCCGAGTCGAATTTCATCAAAGGAGGGTAGTCATCATAATTTTTAAAACTATATATGAGTTTATATGCACTGCTAAAAGAGTCGGCAATGAATATATCTTCCGGAATTGGTTTATACATTCCGGGCATATCATCGACAACGATGTTTGCATCTACGCCCGCTATCTTGCGTTCATTTTTGTATTTTAACTTACTCGCCTGCATAATGTCCGCGGGAGCCTGACCCACCGCCGCATCCCCGCTTACCAGTTTGAAATCATCAAAAACTTCCAATAATATCAAATAATTTGGCCATTGTAATTCTTCGGTAGAGGCAATCTTTCTCGAAATAATATTGTTAAGATTCGTCAATATCAACTCTTCCGACATATTTTTTAGCTTGTTGGCGAATTTAACTACCATAGGATGAGTTTTTAAGTCTCTTTCCACGGCAAATACATTCACCATACCACTCGCCACTGTGTATGTATCAATGGCCGAAATTGCTTTAAAAACAAGGGAGAAATTCTCACGTACAGCAATTTCTAACGCGTTCTTTTCCTTATCATAGAATGAGGGAAAATAATGCTCGATCATCTTCAATACACGAATATTTTGTTTTTTCATATAGTGTTCGGTGAAAATTTCCCCAAAATTTTTCACTATATGGCGTCTGTCAGCAATGATCCCACGTGAGAAATCTATTAACATGGTGTACAATCCACGCTGTTCGAACATATAGAATGTGGTCTCTTCTGCTACTGGGTTTTTCACCTCGCCGAAATTATCCCCCACGACTTCATCTTCGCGGTTATTTACAGCATATACGATTCGAGAAGGGGCTAAATGTGGATATACTAATTTATTTTTCGCAAAATAGTTATATTGTTTGAAAATTGTAACGTTATTCAAATGAGCATCGCCATGCATCATCAATAATTTTGTATTCATGCAATAGAATGCATAGACTGCGTCGAACATATGTCGTGCAAATGTTTCTATTCTAGTGAAAATATCAAAATATCCACTTGGAGCCCTATCTTCTAACGATACAAGCAAAGTAGGAACATCTCTGAGTGTTCTTCCCACTTGTTCCATGTGTATGCATAAAAGTGCGTCGGATAATCTTATTGCTGATTCCCCGTATAAAATTGCTCCGTTAATTTTGCGGGAAAGGCCGTCAAATTTTGCATTTTTATATTTCTTTTGTTTTGTATCTGTAGCATCAGCAATTATGCCTTCTAACTGATCATCTGATGATTGTATGGTCGCGGACACGGTATCTATGCCTCCACCGCCTCCTTTTTTCTTCGGCTTTTTTCTAGACGGTATTGTGGGCAACGGTGCGTTTAAATAAGTCAATCTATCGGCTTCCTTTAAGTAATCGCCAATATCCTTTGCCATCTTACTATCCGCATATTTCTCATATTGCGAATAATTATCAAATACACCGGCGTGCGCATTCTGTATGTAAAACCAATCATTTACTACTGGAAAACTAGGCGAAATAAAACTTGCAAATAATCCAGCGCATTCATTTGTTATATGTAATTCCCTCCATGAAGGGAAACTTACATCATCAATCTTGTACGCTTCATGTATTGTCATTGGAAGTATTTTTTGTCCGGTGTAAATTGGAATTGTGCCAGTATCTATTTTTTTGTTTCCATATGATGTGAAATTCGGAATGTAAGCTTGTAATAATAAATGGGAAATTTCATCCATATTCACTGCCAATTTTGCAACTGTATTGAATACTGGAATGTCTTCCTTGTCGAATATTATGTTTTGATATGCTGGATTAATATGATTTTCCGCAATTTTCATGTATATTCTGTAGAAATCACAAAACCAGCAAAGCATGAACAATCTGATAACCAATCTTGTATTATTAATCTTATCCTGAAATTTTCTGATATCTCTTGGATAATCTTTTGCGAAACAAAAATCAGCATGAAATTCGAATTCATCCTTTTGCATTTTTTCAACCACAAATTCTTCTACTTGTTCGAGGGGCTTTTCAAATTCTTTTTCTATTTTTTCCAATTGAGAAAACGGAAGAAACCTGCCTCTGTATTCGCCGTCTTGAGATCTGAATGTCGGACCGAAACAGAAATACTTAAAATTATCTTTATTATCTGAATAAATGTATGCATATACGGCAGTAGTAGAATCATAATCATAATCCGCTTGCGGAGATTTCATTCGCTTATTGTCAGCAACGAGTTTTTTGTCATATCTTCGACGAGTTATTTTGAATACAGTACAATTATAAACAGGTTCTGTGATGGGGTATATATATTTCATTAAATGTATATTTGAGTTCATTCTATCAATAGTTGCCGAATATACCGGATTAATTCTTTCCTGAATAAATGATGGAAATCCCGTGATTAACTTTTTGTATTTTTCATCATATTTGTTTTGTAATATTTCTCTAAATTGTGCGTTTTTTTCGGGATTCATTCTTTGTCTCGTTTGTAGGATTAATATATTTAATATAAGCTATACCGAGGAATACCCTTATATTAAGTTTATTAATAAGACAAAAAATTGAATTTGGGGTAGTCTTCTTTGTTTTACCGAAACACTTCCTCTTCATTACTATGAATACACGAGTTAAAGTCAACTATACGCACATAGGCTCTCGGCTGTTAAATAGCCCGCAACCTATTGGCAAAGTGCTGATATATAACAACATATTCAAACAATATACTTCTTTGGATCCAGGTGATGGATCACATGGAGGTTGGGGAGGAGGCGATGGATGGTAATTCCAAGATAATACCTGAATCATATATAAAACCGATAACCATATGCATATGAGTGTATGCAGATGGACGCGGGTATTATGGAGATAATAATTTATAAGACTGCAATAATATGTAAATAACCCGAAGATATATGCGGATGCGTGTGTCTTTTTTATGTAAAAAATGAATCCGGGATAGCTAAAGTGTCAAAGCCCTGAATATGGAATTCCAAGAACTAAGAGACATCATTACCCCTAAAGATAATGGTCGCCACTCTGATTA